CACTGATATGTAGTCATCTGGCAGTGTCCTCCATCATTCGCTGGCACACGACCAACGTTCGCATCGTGTCCATGGACAAATCCAGCTTGCCATCGCCTACGCCAGCAAGCACACCATCATCGACAAGCTTTTGCACCGTGTCCTTTGCCCATGCAGGCACATCAGTCACCTTGCCGTCTACGATGCGACCATAACGTGTACCGCGCATAAGCCACATGATGTACAGCATCCGCAGCATATCATCGCTCAGGTCGAGTCTGCCGCCGCCCGTACCGGCGATCAGACCTTCGTCCATCATCTCTTTGATCGTGCTGCGTGCCCACGTGGGCACTTCTTCGATTGTCCCGTATCTTGTCATATCTTCTTCCTCCTTTTCTGTACCGTGCATTGCTTTATATACATCCTGCCTGAACCCGTGCATCGTCAGGCCGAATGGCTTCCACAGGTGCTCCGGGTCGGCGTGTGCGCTTGCTACACCGCGCATACGTCCCTCGGAATGGCTGATAATGACACCGTCAGCCAAGGGGTCAAGGTCAAACTGGGTGCAAAGCTGTGCGAACAACTCAACAGCCGCCGCGTATGTGCCCCTAATATGAGTTTCTGTTGCCTCTGTATCAAGATCGCGCCAGTCAGACCCATTACCTGTGTAAGCGATAGATGCAGGCTCCGTCATCTCGATGCCGATGTGCGTGCCGTTTGCGCTGCCGCCGCAGTGCCATGCCTGTACAGTCCACGGCAGTGTTTGATATACTTTGCCATCCCGCTGCACAAAAGCATGGACGCATACACTCTGCCCGTTTGGGTGATATTGATTAAAATTCTGCGCCATCACCGCCGCGTTGGGCTGCGGCACGCCGATGCTGTGCAGCATGATGCCCTGCGGCGTCAGCGGCGTCGCCATCCGATAGCACTTGTTCTTCGTGGCAAATGCCTCCACAATGTTGATGCTCATGCTGATTCCTCCCATCCGTACACACCCGGCGCGTAGACGTTTGCGTCGGCTGTGCAAATGTAATGCTTGCCGTTGTAACTGACTTTGTCGCCCCGGTTATACGCATCGTGTGCGCCGGTCGACTGTACCCACTCCGGCCATTCATCCACGCTGACAGCGACCCACAGCGCTGGGGTCGCGTCCGGCGTCCAGTCCACCTGCCCCGTGTGCGCCTGCACGCATTTGTACAGTTTGCCGTTGTACCGAACCCTGTCGCTGACAACGTATGCTTTGCTGGCTGCCCACGCTGGGAATAGCTCAACGGCGGTCAGTGCCGCCTCATCGGTCATGGTGCTTGACGCTGCTTCTATTTTACTGCGATAGGCCATCGCTTCGGCTCTTGTCATGGTGTGCCTCCCGTAATGATTTGTAATGCCTCTGTGTCGCTGATCTCCTCGCCGGGCGCGTCGATCTCCGTCCAGCCGGTGACGCTGTCCACGTCCACGCAGGTGTATACCGTCTCACCGCCGTCGCTGGTAAGCAGCTTGCCGCTGTCTGCCACGATATTGATGCGGCTGCGCTTTGTGCCGTCACCGTATGTGTAGATGATAGGTCGCTGTGTCACGTTGTCACCTCCGGTGTCGATGTCAGGATGGTGTCGCCAGCCGCATAGGCAGCACCGTTGTATGTCGTATCCGCGGCCGCCCTGATGATGATAGTGGCCCTCGTCGCGCTGTTGCGGATATTGGCCATGGCGGTGTCAACATAGTCGCCACTTGTATAGACGGTAATCGCCAATTCAATTTGTGTGTCATTCAAAAATGCCTGATTGTCGATCGCTGTGACCGCGTAGCCAATACTGCCTACCTCAACGGTTTTCAAGGCTTGACAATGGTTGATGGATTTGGTGCCTATAACCGTTTTTCTCGGGGCGTATAGACTAGTAAGTCTTGTGCAATTGGAGCAAAACCACTGCTTTATTTCGCCTTCGGCAAGCGGTATGTTAATCGTCCGCAATTGACTGCATCCCTCAAACTCGTTCCCATATGAATCCACCAGCAGCGGCAAATATGCGTTTTCGATCAGCGAGTTCGTAAAAGACCCGTCGCCATCTTTCGTTATCGTTGGGAAAATCTTCTCGACTTGGGATGCCGGGCTCCTGTTGCCGCGGAAAGCGCCATTGTCCACACTGATTACCGGAACCACAAAATTGATCGTCTGCGCTTTTTGCGCCATTATCGTAAAAGCCCCTGTGCTGCTGCTCGTGTAAGTAAAGCCAAAAACGCCTGTCGGGATATGGCTAAAATACACATCTGCCGCCGCGACAAGCCCGTCCGCGTCCCGCGCCGTAACGACAAACCCGTCCGTGATGGTGGCGCCGGTCGTGATGCCTCTCACCGCGCTGCCCATCTGCGCAATCTTGTACGTCTCCGCACCACCTGTCTTTTCGCGTATGGCAGCGGCGATGTCCTGCACGGAGGCTTCTTCGTAAAGCTTTTTCATCAGTAGCTCACCTCCGTGCCGTCGGCAATCGTCACGGTCTGTGCCGTGCTGCCGTCGTAGGTGACAGTGGTACTGCCGATTTTGATTGTCAGTGCGTTTGGGTTCTTGAGCGCCGTCGGAATTGTCGGTATATCCTCGGTACGTGCCAATGTACCGCGCCATACAGACCAATCGCGTCCGGAGCATCCTGCGGCTATATACAGCGGTTTTTCCGTCGGACTGGTTGATCCAACCACTGCAAATCCGAGCACCAC